CTACGCTGCGACAAACTCGTCGGGCATTTGGCAGTGTACCTCCATGTTGTCGATGTGTGCAGGTCCATATTCATCGTATCCACAAGTTACTACAAAGTCAAGATCCCATCCGCCCTGCACCGTACAAATTTCCGAAAAATTATAGATCGTTAGTTGCGTGTTGACGGTATGAGTGATCAAGACATCATCCCCCCCATGCTTGATAGACAGGGTGAGGGGGGGCATACTCTTCTCTGTAGCCAAGTCGGCCTTGATCCGGACCACCGAACCCTCACATAGAGAGGGTGGAACAGTGAGTGTCGTGATGGTGCAGGGGGGGGCCGCGGGCAAAAGCCCAGAATCCCCCCCGATATCAAGTTTGAGGTTTTCCGTCGCGTCCACCGAACGGAAGTTGCCCGCATCCAGCCTTCCGACGTTTGAGATACTGTGCTCCTGCCAGTCCTTGTCCTCATCGATGTTGACATCAGAGATCCCCAAACGAGGCCACCTCCTGATCCACATACTCTTTCGTCGCCGCATCTGCGTCATCAGTCGGTGCACCCAGCCCGGTGATCTTGTTGTCAGCCATCGCAAGGTCTTCCACCACAGTCAGCGAGTCAGAGCGGACATAGACCGGGTTTGCCTCCCCCCCACAGAGAGTCATGCTCGCACGCTCATCAGTGATGTTCGCTGTCAGGACCGATGTCGCACCGGCAGCGACTGCAATCTGTCCCAGGGACAGTTCCCAGGTCTCAACAGTCTGCGTGAGCGTTGGTGCAGCAGGTGCAGGTGCAGCAGTGCCCTGTTTCACCACGATGTCAACAGAGCGGCCCGGCGTGGCGTTCAGCCGGATCACCACCCGATCGATCCGAGGATTGGTCGCATCAGCATCAGGTACTGTGAGCGTCAGGGCCGCATCGTTCACCACAAAACGGCCCTGTACCATCGCCGAGCCAGTCCCGACCTGTACTGTCATCGCAGGCGGATCTGTCACCGCGACCGCCAGCTCATTCCCTTCCCCCCCATGCACGATGCCGTCCCGCAGAAACTTCGCGAAAATGCTGCAGAGCAGGGCGGCCGAGTATTCCCGGTCCGGGTTGGCCGGATCCGAGACGTCAAAGATACCATATGTCAGTGTCATGTTCTCTCCTGTGTTTTGTTCGCTTTTCTGAGCAGACTGATCAGATCAGGCCACTCCTTCCCGAGTCCGAGCACGATCGTGCCGTCGGGATATGTTTCTGTCACAGAGACGATCCGGGCCTGCATCGAGCAGACCCCCCCCGGATACTCCACGCTGATGATATCCCCGATATCAAAGTCTGTGCGGTACCGATACATGGGTGTAGAGATATATTCCACCTCCAGCAGCGTGATCTCCTCCTTCTCAGCCAGGACCTCCTCCCCCCCACGAGCAGTCAGTTCGTCTGTCGTCGCACAGTCACGTGCATCGACATACTCTTCTCGCCGACCCCATCCTGTTGCAGTCCCGACCGTCTGGATGGTGCGGGCCGCTTCCTCTCCCTGCCCGGCCACAATCGCAGTGGTAGGGGGGGCATCAGAGAGGCAGGCCCGATACCCAGCGATCAGGCAGTTGCCGAGCCGAGGGGGGGAGAGCAGGATCGAGGTCGTCCGGTCCGTGCCCACCTGGGCATCGAACGTGAATCCCCCAGCGTCAAAGTCATAGTCAACAGACCATCCGAGCCCCGATTGCAGAGCGCAGGACTCCAGCACATCGGGCAGACCCTGAAACCGGGCCCGACCTCAACGGTCGTGCCTCGCCCCCCCTGGTCATAAGCTGCAAGAGACAGTCCAGAGATCTGCCGGATCGCATCGGTTGGTTGATCGCGTTGACATCAACATAGTGCCGCATAGCAGTCTCTCCTGCCACCGCCAGCTGCTCATCATACCCAGTGCCGGTGCTCACCCCCCCATGCAGACAGATCCTGTTCTGGAGTATAGCCCCGAGACTCCGGCCGGTCACTGTCCAGCTCTCAGACACCTCACCCTCATCGGTCAGCTGTATCTCCATGCTCTCGATGATCCCGATCAGGTGATCTCCCTGACGCGGCAAAGATATGAACCGCCCCCCCTCCTGGAGAGCATCCGCTCCCGTAGCATACCGGGGGATCACCGCCTGCCATGACCCGGGAGATCTCCACCGTCGGGTCCACTCGATCGCTTCATAGGCATCGATGACCGCCAGCAGCACGAGAGTGCTCCCCGACCGTTCATACACCCGGAGCGGTTCGGGTAGGACATCCTCGGCCTCCGGAGCCGGGCCGATGTCCATCTGGAAATATCCAGAGGCAGGCAGCGTCGTGGACGACCCGTCCCCCCAGGTGATCCCGAGCCGGATGTTGTAGATGCCGGGGGGGTGCACAGTATCTGCAGCGAAAAACTCACAGAGCAGCGTGCCGGCGGTAGGGTCATCTACTTCCAGAGACCGTCGGATCTCCCATCCTGAATACCGGGCATGGAAGGCCGAGAGCACGGCCGTCGCACCGGCGAGAGGTACCGGGTTCCCGGACCGTGTCAGTGTCAGCTGATAGGTGGGCCATGTGCCGGCCTGCTCGATCGTGATATCGGCTGTCATGTCAGATCAACGAGTCCTCGATCACCAGTTGATACTGTCCGGACGTCGGCAGGATCAGGATCCCCCCGTCGCCGAAGGTCACGACAATCTCAGCCTTGCAGTCTGCTGCTGCATCGAACGCACTGGCGTCATGAGTATACTGACACAGGCCCTCTGCAGCGTCCAGTATCTCCAGTTCCTGATCGATGATCGTCTCCCTTGTCAACCGGTCGGCAGCGACCAGCCGCACTGTAGCGCCTGCCAGAGGCAGAGGGGGGGTGTCTGGGCTGTCAGGACGATACAGGGTGGTAGTGTAGTTTGGCAGGGTCCCGCCTCGCTTAAACTGTATGTCTGGCGTCATACCGGATACACCTCCTCAAACGCCACCGAGACTCCGGACGATACGTCTGGGACTGCATAGGCACTCCCTGCCAGATATCCCCCCTGCAGCACACACTGCAGCAGGACGGTCAGCAGCAGAGAGAGGATCCCGCACAGCAGCGAGCGTAGCCTCAGGTCCGGACACCGCACCCATACGAGACTGCAGTGTACCGGGACAGGTAAACCGGGCCATCCCAAACCGCCGCATCCCTGGCACCAGATACGAAGGGTCTGCAGTCATGTATGCAGAGGCATCAATGACTCCGGAGACCGGCACGGTGATCGCAGCGTCACGGATACCCGTAAACGTACGGACTGCATCGATGGTGGCTCCCTCACTCTCGACTTCCACGGGCCGGGACTGCAGTGTCCCTATGGCAGAAAAACTGGAGAGGGTGAACCGTCGCATGGCTCACACCCCCCCGGCTGCCTGTGCGTAGTCCATGATCTCGGGCTGTGCAGATGTCAGGTATGACAGCCCCCCCTCAGTAGTGAGGACCTGCCGGGATCCCTGCCGGGACAGATATACCGGTGACGGCAGTGCCCACCAGATCACCTCTTCCTGATACTCATACTCGTCGTGTGTGCCGGACTCCTCGTCTGTGATCTCCACGGTGTGGATATCCCAGCGGCAGAGGAGTCTGACGGATCCGTTCTTTATCACATCGATGCCGAGTGTTTCAGGCTCGATGGTGCTTCTAACCAGTTTGGACATGATATGCCTCCTTTTTGTGATGCGTGTTCGACAGCGGTTCTCAGCGCAGGGTTTTCATAGAGATACTTCTGCGCCAGGTTGTATGCGTCACAGTGCTTCAGCCAGCCATAATATGCTCCTGCCGAGCCCAGCACGCATCGGTGCTCATGGTTTGGTAGTTCTTCTCGATCTCCCGGACCTTCTTTTTGAACCGCCGGGCAGATGATTTCCGTAACAGAGTGTGTGTCCGAAAACAGCGATACCCCAGAAAGTCAATGCCGCAGCGATCGACCGGGAAGATACAGGTCTTCTGGTTCAGGGTTAGTCCGAGCGGTGTTAGATACTCCGCGATTTCATTGCGGATTTCCTTCAGTCGACCCCGGTCACTGTGCAGGATCACTCCGTCGTCACAGTACCGGATGAAATACTTCATCCCCAGATCCTCTTTGATCCAGTGGTCAAACGGTGTCAGATAGAGGTTGCTGAAGTACTGGCTCAGGTAGTTGCCGATAGGAACTCCTCTGTCAGGATTGCTGAAGATAACATCTTTCAGGAGCCACAGCACGTCAGGATCCTTGACTGTCCGCTGCACGATCTCATAGAGTTTGTCGGGCAGAATAGACGGGTAGTACTTCGTGATGTCAAACTTCAGACAGTACCGGGTATGGTCCGCGTCCTGCAGGAACTTCCTAAGCCGGTATGATCCGGCGTGCAGTCCCTTTCCGGGTATCGCAGAGTAGAGATCAAATATGAACTGCTTGTCCCAGATCGGCTGCATGACCTGCATGACAGCATGGTGCACGATCCGGTCAGGGTAGTAGGGCAGCTTATAGATCACTCGCTGCTTGGGTTCGTAAATCGTTTTGGTGCGGTACGGGGAGGTTGTGAACGTCCTGTCAATGAGTGCCTGCCTGAGAGGTAACAGATACTGTTCTGGGTCCGCGTCCACCATCTGAACAGCCTGGTAATGCGTCTTACCTTTGCGGGCGTTCTGGTGTGCAAGTTGCAGGTTCTCCATAGAGACCAGCGTCGAAAACAGATTGCCGCGGCGTTTCATGCAGACCCCCGCAGCCCTACCAACAGAGGAGAGCGCTCCACTCGTCCTGAGGTACTAACACCCCCCCTCTGTGGATCGGTTGTGTGTTTGACCCTGCCAAAGACAGGATTCTGGCCTGCGCGCTGTTCAGGGCCACTCAGGCGGGACCTGAGCTCGAGGTGGGTGGAGATATTGCGATTGGAATTCGACGGAGTGTTATTCGCATTCCGGTAACCGGGACCTGCATTCGTCCCATTGTTCCAATTGCCCCCTGCTAGCAGGAAACAAAACCAGCACCCACAGAATCGCGCACGAGCCAGTGACATATTAGATCTCATCCTCCTTCAAGTTAATGTGTAATAACGGTTGATTTTCCGAATCGTCGCCACAAACGGGAGATTTGCCTCATACTTTCTCAGCTGATCGGCGATCACCTGAGAACCCGTAAAAAAGACATGCCGCTCATCCTCGTGTTCAAACTGAACCGTCGTGTAGTCAGCATTCTCTTTGTACTTGCTCCGGCCCGTTTTGAACCCAAGGATCAGGATGTCCTTGTTGAGTATTGCATTGATACTCACCTTCTCACCGTCCAGGGGTTTTTCCTCCTCGGTGGCAAACTCAGAAAATTTGGGATACGTTAGGCCACACCCCCCCCTTGTGGGCAGAACTCGAGGCGGGCGGAGATAAAGCGACTGGAAGACGACGGAGCGTAATACGCAGTCCGGTAACCGGGACCCGCATACGTCCCATAGTTCCAACTGCCCCCCCCGCCAGCAGGATTCTTCCATCTCCCGTAGGCGCGTACCAATAATCGCATAATCCCGTGCTGCTGGAACCTGCTGCTGCAGAGGGGAGGAATGCAAGTCCTTCAAGATCACCATGCTGCAGACCTGAGATGTACCCGTTTGACAGTGACACTACTCCGGTGACCGTCTCATATGACCCTGCTGCAAGGGTGCCAGCAAGAGTCCCAAGGCCATCTCTTCTGATGACTCGTACCTCTCCATCTGCATCGAGGTTTGCTCCGATCACAAACTTCCATGTGTTGCTGTATTTGTTCTCTTCTCCTCTGTAGCAGACCGGTGTCTGTCCGTCAGTACCAGAACCAACACCAGTCCCATTCTCTGCCAGCAAGGCATCAATACCATCTGCACCAGTGAGTTTTCCAGCATACCCCTCTCCGCTTGCCAGATCGACAATCCCCTTTCCGAGAGCTGTCTGGATGTCAAACGTCCCATACTCGATATACATCAGCAGCTGGTCAGCGCAGTATCCCCAGAACGACTCGCACCCGAAACCCGGTGCGATATTGCCCGCGTATGTCTCAGCGTCATCAATCGTGAATCGGCCCGCATTGGGAAGGTCTGGATACGACACCTCTCCTGTGATGGGTGTCTGCCCAGTGGCACTACCCAGCTTGAACGTAGACCCGTCGAGATATCCATAAGCCTCATATGCCCCCAGTATGCATTGTCGGTGAGGCAGCACCACCGTTGCGCATATACCAGTATGGGTGAAGCGTGAATCCTTTGGCCGGCCGGGGGGGCGACACCCAGAATCGGGCCAGATCAGTACCGTCGTCAAACTCGGTCTTGGCATAATATGCCTGTTTTCTCACGAGCACATCGCCTAGGGCTCCTGTGAGAGTAAGGCCGTCTCCACGTGCGTTGGCCCCATATGAGATCAGGCCTGTGGACCTGTCACGCACACAGCGCCACCGCGTGCCAAAGACTGCATGCTTGTCGAAGAAGGTGGTGTCAACCGATTCCAGCTCAGTCCCCCCCGCTGCATCGATACGGGTGAGAGTGGGTGACGTTGATGCAGTGTCCCACTCTACCCCCCCAATGATCGGTGAGTTGAGCTGTGCCAGGAAGTCCACCTGACTCTGTACAGCAGAAGAGCGCTGCTGCAGGGAGGTCACATCATACGCAGCGATGCCCCGGAACGCATATGTCCCGATCGCCCAGGTGGTGCTGGGCGTCCCTATGAGCGTTGAGACCCCGGTCAGGTTGTTGCCGTCCTTCCCGGTGTACCGGAACTCCCCCCCGGACACAGAGCCTGACAGACAGACAATGTTCGGTGCATCAGGGAGCTTGGTTGCGTCCACCACTGACATGGTGGTGCCCCCCCGGTGGTATACTCTGCAGAGAGAGTGGTGTATGGGGGGGATCCTACCTGTGCTGGGTATACGTCAGGCAGGGCCATTCACACCACCGCCGGCAGGGTAATAGTGAGCACCACGGCCCCCTCGTCGCCCGCAAGAGCGAGCAGGAGTGGCTCCACACTCTCAGCAGCTGAGAGAGGGTCCCCCCCCGTGGCTGCCTCGTACAGGACAACCTTTTCGATCTGGCAGGGGGGGAGTGACACGTCGGCCCCCCCTGTGATCGGGAGGCTGAAGGTCATGGGTGTCACGTTCTCTGCTGATGTGCGATACGATGCCAGGGCGAACCTGGCACAGACTGCCGTGCTGTCGGCGGTCTGTAGTTCTGCGTAGGTCTCGATCACCGGTTTGCGTTCCCGGAGCATCTCATACCCTTCGGTTGTAAAGTTGACAGTCATGGTTAGACTCCTGTGTAGCGGGATGCATACTCAAGCGTCACCGCTGCACTCCCGCTGGTTGCAGAATAGGTGATCACGTTTTCGCCCGGCTGGAGTTGCCAGAACGTGCTTGCTGCTGACAGATACTGCATGGCATTGGTCTGCGACCCGTCTACTGCCTGGAGACGGCAGATCAGATCTCCATATGCAGTATTGATGATGACAGACTCCCCCCCGGACTCGACGGTCATGGTCAGGGCGATCTGTTCGCCGGTCGTCAGGTTCTCGACAACCGGGTTGGTGCACGGCCCGGGGGGGATGGTCAGTGCTACAGGGGGGGCGTCAATATCTCCTGCGTTGGTCACTGACATGGTCGACCCCCCCTGCGCCGCGAAGTGAGCCGGGAAGTAGGCCGGGAATGCAAGACCTCCCGTCAGACCTGCAAGCGTCTGGGACAGGGCATCGGCATCTGTCCAGCATGGGTCTGGAGCCTGCAAATCGACGGTCACTTCCTGCCATGTGTCGCCCTGTGAGGATCCTGCAAGGAAGGACGGAGACCCCGAGAGGGCCACGCACCAGAGGGCATACTGGGTGCCGTCCTCCTGTGTCCAGATCAATCGGCCTGGACCATACCAGGGATTGAATGCGGCCGCTATTCTCCGCCGCTTCTGCTCAAGTGCAGTGCGATTCTCAGCCAGTGCCAGGAACCGGATCATGAGCTCACGGGGCGACAGGCGCACCCGCTGCAGGGTCACACCGTCCTGATAGGCTCCCCCCCGCTGTGTCTGCACCTCATTGTCCGTCCCGCCGAACCCATCAGATGTAAGGTAGCGCAGGGTCGGGACAGGATAGGCCGTGCAGGGGTCTGCGATGAGTAATTCATCTCCGTTGGCAGCCTGCCATGTTAGGATCATCCTACCACCCCCCCCGTGTGCCAATGTTCCGGAGTGTGCGTTTTGTGGAGTTCATCATGGTGGCTGCATCAGCTGCAGGGGGGGAGTTCACCACAAGATCCCCCCCTTCAATGACCACCCCCCCGATGAGGACGAGGGCCCTGACAGGGCGGGCTGAGTGGCCTGTGTCTCAGCGCTGGCAAGAGGGTTTGAGAAGGTTGGAATCTGTATCGCCACATCTGGATGTTAGGAGTCACAGATACAACTGCTCCATTCTCGTCGTAGACTGTGGGATCACATACTGGACCGCTGGATTATCTCGGTAGAACTGTACGAGGGTAGACCAGTTGTCTGCAAGTGTCGAGTTTGTTACTTGATCCAGTGCGAGCACTGCGGCGTCGTAGTTCTCCTGTGCTGCTTCCCGTGCGGTGTAGGCATCTTCCAGTGCTGCAGTCTCGTCGTCGATCTCCTTCTGCAGTTCTGTGAGCCGGTTCTGAGCGGATGCGATACTCTCTCCGTTGAGCTCATCTTCCAGGGCGGTCTTCTCTGCAAGCAGATCCGAAGACTGTTGCTGTGCATCGGCGTAGGCATCCTCTGCGTCTGCGACGTTGAGGAGCGCTGAACGATAGTCGAGATTGAGATCTGTGAGTTTATCCTGCAGTTCTGCCCGTTCATCATAGTCAGCTGTGACCAGGGCACGTTCGACCGCAGCCTTCTCTGCCTCGATATCAGCAAGGTCTCTCCGGGCCTGTTCAAGGCGGATATCGGCCCGCTCCACAGAGCGGTTCTGGTCGTCGATATCCTCATCGATTCCAAGAGCCCGGTTGATGGTGTCCTCGAGGGCGTCATACTCCTTCTGCAAGGCAGAGACAGACTTCCGGTGCTCTTCATAGGCGTCATCAGCCTGTCTGAGGGCATCCTCTGCGACATCGGCGTATTTATCCAAGGCATAGGCGGCATCATAGACCTGCCCCCTCGTTATCATACATGGTGGCAATGAACTCCCCCTGCCACCCAGGTACATCCATCCATCCCCCTCAGTGAAACCCTGTGTCATCATGTGGGCATACTGTTCGTTGTCTGCGAGCTCACGAACCTCATCGGCTGCCTTGTGCATCTGGTCGGCATAGTCTTTGAGCTCATCCGTGGTCATGTCAGTTGTCTTGCCGAAATGCTCCTGGGCATAGTCAAGGGCCTCTGTAGACTCCTTGGTCTCATCATATGCTGTCTTGAGAGCATAGGCTGCCACACCCACCGCAGCAAGACCGACACCCAGTGCAGCAGTGGTCGCAAGAGACGCCATAGCCGCAGCGTCACGGGCCTTGAGGGCCGCGATCTCTGCCTGTATGGCAGGGATCGTCTTTGTGGTGATCTGCTTTGCCAATTTCTGATACTCATTGTAAGCATCATCAGCAAGGGAGATCATCTTTCCCCCCCGACGATGAGGGTAGGCCCTGCTGCTGCAGCAAGCATTCCTGTGGTGACAACCAGCTGCTGTGTCCCTTCGTCGAGGTCGTCGAGCCAGTTTGCGAGGTCTGCAACCCCCCCGTCAATTGCCGGCATCAATGCATCTGCGACAAGGTCCCCCCCGATCGTGATGGAGGCCCCCCCTTCCACAGCTGACTTCATCTGTCTAAGCGATCCACCGGCTCCACCTTCCATGGTCTCAGCCATCTTCTGGGCGGCGCCGTCACAGTCATTGAGGGCGTCCGTGTAGTCCTCGATGGCCCCCCCGCCACCTTCTGCGATGAGTGCCAGCATACCGGGCCCGGCACGATCTCCGAATAGTGTCATGGCGTCCCCCCCGGTGGAGAGACCTGCTGCAGCTAGTGTGTCGAGGATCTCTGCGAGTGACCGGGTGGCCGGGTCAACTTCTTCTGCGGTGAGGCCATACTTGGCAAGGACCTCTGTCACCTGGTCGGTAGGTGCAAGGAGCTGTGACATAGCACCACGTAGGGCAGTGCCTGCCATAGAGCCCTGGATACCAGCGTTGGACATGATCTCGATCGCGGCCGTGGTCTCCTCGATGGAGAGCCCGGCGGACGATGCAACCGGCCCGACATAGGTCATGGCTTCACCCAGCTGTTCAATGCTGGTGTTCGATGAGCTGGCAGCCTCTGCGAGGATGTCAGATACGTGCCCCAGGTCCTCAACCTCAAGCCGGAACCCGCTCATCACATTCGTTGCGATGTCGGCAGAGGTGCCCAAGTCCATCGCGCCGGCGGATGCAAGAGAGAGCATCTGTGGTGTTGCCTCAAGGATCTCGTTGGTATCGAGTCCGGCCTTCCCGAGATACATCATCGCCTGAGCTGCTTGTGAGGCTGTGAACGCGGTAGAAGATCCCAGGTCAAGGGCAGTCTCCCGGAGCCTGTCAAACTCCTCTGCTGTGGCGCATGTGGCTGCCTGCACCTGTCGCATTGAATCATCGAAATCAACTGCGGTCGAAAGTGCCAGGGCCCCCCCGGTCGCGAGGAGTGGAGTGGTCACCGCGAGTGAGAGGGTCTTGCCAGTTGCCGTCATCTTTGCGCCGACGGCCTCCCAGTTCTTCTGGGACTGCTGCAGCTGCTTGTCTGTTGCTTCAAGGGCGGCCTGTGCCCGGTCAAAGGCCTCCACCGCACCGGAACTATCTCCGGTGATGTTGACAGCCATCCCTGCGACAACGTCGGCGCCGCTCAGATCGATGCCGCTGAGTGCTCCTCCGGATGCTCCGAGACCCATTATACCCTCCTGATCCTATCGCCATAGCGACGCTCAATCGCGTCCACGTCCGGCCCGTCGTTCTCTACCATCTCTGTATCCTCCGGATGCTGTATCCTGATGTGTCCGTCCATCTCGAGGGCGTATTCGTGGTACATCATGACCTGCCCCCCCAGGGAGAGCTCCCTGAGGATGTAGTCATGTGTCCATCCATAGGTGCATGCGAGCCGGGCGGCGATGCGCCCGAGCTCAGTCACCCGTTTTTTGTTGTGTCGTCCTTGTCGGTGCGTGTGCCCTTCCAGGCAGTCGCGGCAAGCCGTTCAAACACCAGTGCGCAGAATGCATCGACAGAGGGGGGGAGGGTGCAGTTGTTCTGCATCCATTCTTTGCCGACCTGCGGGTGCTGCGGGGGGGCGCACACTGCTGCAGCGATGGTGAGCAGGGTGTCATAACTGATCTTGTCTCCTGCCGACCGGTCACCCATCAGAGAGAGGATCTGCAGGTGCACACCTGCCGGGATGAGGGAGACATCTACCTCGACGATCTCCTCCCAGCTGCCCAGCCGGGCAGTGACCCGCTCAGGGATTGCTGTCGAAAAGTCCCGGATCATCTACACACCTCAGGCCGCCGGGGGGGTGGTCGGGGGGGCCTGCATGTCGGTGATCGAGAACAGCTGTTCCCCCCCAGCATCCTCAGTGAGGTCTACCTCTCCGGTGATCTCAAGCGGCACTGCAGCGGTCGTGAGTTCTCCGTCTGCTCCGAATGCCTGCTCCAGCCTTTGGTGATCTGAGCCTTCTTGACCGCGACGACGTAGGTCTTGCTGGCTGCATTGGTGTTTGTCAGCTGCACCTTGATATATCCGACATCACTCTTGCCCCCCCGGTCGAAAAGGTGTCCGTGCCGGCGACAGCAGAGTATGTGTCAATACCACCCCCCCGGAGCAGGTTGAGGCCCGACAGGGTGGGCTCCTGCCAGTCGCCGGTGATCACGACGGCCTGTTTATTCACCCGCTTGATCGGCGGGGCGTTGTCGGGTTCAATACTCGCAAACTCAATAGACTCCACGAGCTTTGTGTTCTTCATCGCACCGAGGTCAGTGTAGCTGGGGGGGTGTCGGAGTATGCCGCCACCTCAAACTTCACCGAGCCAAGCCGAATCGCGTCTTCGTCCTGAATTGTGGTCTGGTATCCCATAATGGATCATTCCTGGTAATATACCCGGAAATCGACCGGCACGATATACGTCCCGGTGACTTCGTCGTAGTCGTCATGCTGACCGCTGAAAAAACAGCGACTGATGCGGATGTCGCCGTGCACCCCGTAATACTGATGTAGAGCCTTACGGACTGCTTTTGCGAGGGCTGCTGCACCTGTAGAGGACTCTGCATAGCAGGTGTATTGCACCCGTGGAGAGGCGACTGCCGTTACTGCATCCTCAGGCCGGCTGATCATCTGAAAGGTAATCGCCGGGAGGGTTGGATCCTGTGGGAGGTGCATCCGGTAGATGCGGGTGCCTACAAGACCTGCGACAGTCTCATTTGCCACGAGCACACTGCGCAGGGCAGTGAGGACATCGGCCGTACCGTCTGCCATCACTGCACCCCCCCTGTAGGACAAGCTGCCGCATCGCGGCCCGGATCTCTTCCCGGACCTCATCGACATTCTCGTCGACGGCCGGCCTGAGATGTGGCTGTGCTTCCTGGTTGTAGTACCTGCCGAGCACATCCCGGCCGACGAACCCAAACTCGAGGCGTTTGCCCTGGGGAGCGTTGGTGCCCACCCGGACCACACAGTGGCGTGTGCCACGACTCACCGTTTCCTTGTCGAAGGATCTGCGATAATCCCCCCCGGTGATGTAGGGCGTTTTGCCCCCCCCTTGTTTTTTGTCGTCCGAACCTCGTTGAGGACAATATCCGCCCCACTCTTAGTGGCGAGCTCAAGGTTTTTGGACTGGACAGACTGTCTGCCGCGGTTGAACATCGTCCGGAGGTCTGAGCTCCCTGAAGAGTCGATGCTCATCATCGCAGACACCCCACAAAGGTTGCCAGACAGGCTACCAGCAGGGAGACCAGGCTGGCAATCCCTGTGACAATCACTCCGTCTCTCCCAAGCCACCGGCTCTGCTGATTCTCGATGGCCCGGATCCTGCGTTCATGGTCGTCGTCGCACTTCTGCTGCCCTTCTATTGCCTTGCATATCCACTCGGTGCGCTCATCGATGCGCTGGAGGAGTTTGGCATCAGGGGCCTGTGAGTCAGGCGTCATCGCACCACCTCACAAAGGAGTGTGGTCATCACGTCGAGAGTCTGCTCTACGAGCAGGATGTCATAGGCGACTCCACTCACAACGGCCCGGTCCTTCTCGGTCATGTCCGTGTAGCTGCCCTGCAGGGCGATGCTGTGCGTCGCGATCACATAGGTGCGGTCACTGGTCTTGACCTCCTTGCCGCCGGTTGGCATGCAGGAGCAGGAGACATCCTCGTGGGGTGTCGTCCAGGTCTGGGAGACCTCTCCGTTGTCGTCCACGGTCTCTGTGTATCGCTGGATAGTGCAGGTCGACGGGAACTGCGGGCCGAGGTTGGCCATCAGGCGGGCGTCAAAGACACTCATCACCTCAGCCCCCCCAAGTATCCGGCCGGAACTGCGGCAGCCTCCGGCAATGGCAGTGATGGCGATACCGTCATCTGCTTGCCGCCTGAGGCTCTCTGCCTGCAGGTGCAGTGCCTCTGCGACCGCCTTGCCGTTTGTCGTCAGTCCGTTTGCGCTGATGTACTTCAGGATCAGGATCTGAGACGAGGCAATCTGGTCGAGGGCCTGTGCCGCTGCGAGCCGGTAGTCATTCCCGTTCATTGACAGGAATGCAGCGATCTCCTCATCGGTGAAGATCTGTTTGCTGTCGTCCTTGTCTGTGCAGAGGAGCCGGACCTTTCCCGCCGTTGTCGTCGGGTCGTAGGTAAATGTCATTTGATTTCCTCTTTGATGGTCCTGAGTCCGTCCTTCTTCTGAGGTGCATCTGACAGGGCTGTCCGGATACCTCTGAGTTCGTTGATCATCTCTGCCTGCTGGTCGATGATGTCCAGCATCAGCTCTTCCTCTGTTGTCTTAGGGGTTGGCCGGTATTTCGTCCTGTCAGTCATCTGATCACCCCCCCGGAAAAAAGAGAGAAGATCAGGCTGCCGCCACAGTGCCGTTTGATCCGACTGCGTAGCGGTAGTCGAGCTGAGTGGCACCGACAGCGTGCTTGACCTTGTACTGGACAGAGTCCGAGTCGAAGTTTACTACATCGTAGCCGCCGCCATCGGTGCGGATGGCGTCCATTGCCTTCATGTAGACTCCTGGCTGTTCTGCTCCACGGAGCTTCGCGACAGCTGCTGCGCCGCGCCCCCCCTCGTCCGGGTCTGCCATCAGGAACCATGACGTGGTTGAGTTTGAGGATGACATGACGGTCGGAGCATAGGGCAGGACGACCAGCTTCAGGTTGCTGAATGGGTTCTGGCTGACCGTCTTGCTCTTGCCGGCGGTGGTCTCGATCTGGGTGGCATTGAGGATCTCCATCGCGGTGACCTTGAGTGCAGGTACGACTGCGAGGACTGCAGGCTCGTTGTAGATCGGTTCGCTGCCCGCATCGGTCATGGTTGCCATGGCGGCGGTCGCTTCCTTGAGTCCCTGCACGGAGAGTGCACGGGTGATCAGGTTGCCCTGGTCAGATGTGAAGAGGGTGCCGTTCGGCCCGGCAGTTCCAGCGATCTGGGTGGTTGCGAGGTATTCCTCTGTGCGGCGGGCCCCTCTGCCAGGCGGCTGGGGGGGAGGTCCAGGAACGCACCGAGGTTGTCGTTCTGGATCGTCTCTTCGGTGAGTTCCATGATGCGACCATAGACGTCCACACTCACAGTGTACTTGCCTTCGGAGGCATTGCCTTTCTCGGGCTCGGTATACTCCGGTTTCTTGACCAGTCTGCCGTCGCCACCATTGAGGTAGTCGAGTTCGAGTTCCCGGAAGTCGTTGACGAGCACCTTGCGGGCCCAGCTCTCCCAGGTGACCGGGGTCTCCGTGTAGTTTGCAAGGAGCTGGTTCTGCATATTGGCTGCCATCAGGTACGGGAAGTCAGAGGATGACATGGCCTCGCGGAACTCTCTGACGCTGTATCTCCCCCCCTCGCGGAGCTTGTTCGTGAAGACCTGTGCCTGTGCGAGTTTGTGTGCATACTCGGAGGTCATTGCTTCGGATGCTACCCTGCGGCCGCCAAATTCTTTTCTCGCGTCAAAGCGGGATGCGTCCATGGTTTTGATGTGGTTCAGAAAATCAGACATCTCTTGTTACCTCCTTATGTTGCTGCTGCCTCCTGGGCGGCAATCTGGTCCGGGTGATATACCTGATCGTTGCGGTCTCACCATCAGCGACTGCTTCCATTGCAGCACCAAAGAGACGGCCACTGGCTGCTGTGTTGTTGAGCATCTGTGCAGCGTCATGGAAGTAGATTAGATCTCCAATCGCGATGCCTCCCGTCTCACTGTCCTTGACGGAAAACTCCGCCTCAAAGGGGCCAAAGTCGACAGAAGTGTATCCGTCGGTGTCCTCATCTGTGATTGCAATCCCGGTGCGCCCCCCCCAGACGAACAGGGTCCCCCCCACTGTCTGGTTCTGCAGGGTAGGAACATGCGACGCTGAGCCGCTGTCCTGGCTTGTGGGTGATGTTGTCTGGCATATCAGATCACTCTCCGTGCGGCAGCCTCTGCTGCCTCTTTTGTCATGCCGCCGGCAATGTATGCCTCGGCGAGTTCGGCCCGTGCCTTCTCGGCATCGTTACCGGTAGTCTGCCCCCCCATGCCCTCGACACGGCCGGCGCCGGCAACCTGTGCGAGGTATTCGGCCTCGGTCTTGATCGTCTGCTCGATGGTGGCAGCGAATGCCGCCTCATCAAGCTTGCCCTCTTTGACAGGGGGGGGCCTTTGCGAGAGACTCGACGATCCGGGCCTTGGTGATGGCAGGGACCTGTGCGTCTTTCACCTTGCTCTCGACGAAGGTCTTTGCCTCGATGATGAGTTGTGCCTCCCGGAGGCGGGCGTTCTCGGTGGTGAGGGCCTCGACTGCCTTCTGGGCTTCTGTGAGTTTGTTCCGCTGTGCTGCTGCCTCTGCCTTGCGGCTGGCATCGTTGTCATACTCCTGCCGGAGGGCCTCGACAATGTCGGGGTGGTCGCTCCGGAGGGATTCGATTGTGAGCTTGTCAGTCATGATATGCGTACCTGCTTCTCTCTGTTCTCTGGTTGGTTCTGGTGGGCGTGCGCTCCGGAACGCCTCGGCGATGGCGCCGCCACGTCCGGGCACGGTCACGAAGTCAACGCTCCGGGCCTCTTCGATTGAGGTGATGATCTCTCCATGTCGTCCATCGACCTCTCCCTCTTCCGAGATCCCCCAGACATAGTGGGAGATCCCGATGTGAGGACCCATCTCTGTGACTGCGGTGCGGTATGCCTCAAAGACACGTCCTCTGGTATAGAGGCCAGGTCCTTTTGGCCCGTCGTCCTGCCAGCGGGCGTCTTCTGTGAAGACTGCTGCAAGGTCCCGGAGAGACCGTTCGGGCCGGTCGCGTTCTTCGCTGCGGGACGGATGATCCAGTACATGTGAAGCCCGGCGTGGTAGACCCCCCCATTCTGAGCTGCCTCCTTGAGGACCTCGGGGGGGCTGTAGTAGCCGGACGAACCCCCCCATCCGGGGGGGTTGATGATCAGGATCGGGATTGTCCCGTCTTTATCCACCTTCGATTCTATGAGCGGGATGATCTCCGCTCGGAACTCTGTCATTGTCGTTGTCACACTGTTCACCACCTCTGTCATGCCTTCTTCCTCCGGTACTTTACGGTGCACCTGCACCCGGGGGGGAACCTCGGGGGGGCGTGCATGTGTCCTGAAGGGAACGGAGCATCGATATCGATCCACCCGGCGTCGCTGTTCGCGAGGCAGCCGTCAGAGACTCTCTTGTCTCCGACATCGCTCCAGGCCATCTCCATCGGGAGGCCATTGTCGTTCAGCTCCTTTGCAGTGAGCCGGCTGCCCTCTTCGTATGCCTCGGCCGCCTCGGTGACGGCGATCAGGTGCGCCCGGGTCTGGATATGGGCCTGCGGTTTGCCCACGCCGAACTCGGCATACTTCTTCCGGATCTCTGCTGCGGTCTTGTTGTAGCCCCAGCTTGTCCATACCCGTCGTTACGATGCGCCGGATTTCTTTGCGGGTAGTGGCGTCGATATTGGTGACTGCCTCTGCTCCGTGTTCTTCGAGATACGCGATTGCCTTCGGGTGTTTGAGGTCAAACGCCCCCCCCTACACAGAGCTCAGCAGACTGCCGCCTTGCAGCTGCTGAGAGGGCTATACCTCCTGCAGTCAGGATAGGTTCTGTGAAATTCACCTTTGTTGACACATACGCATCCTCAAGGGCGGACTCAACCTCCGAGAGTGTCGCTGCCGGTTCCTCTGCCTCGCGGAAGTACCGGTCATAGACGGTGAAGAACTCTGTCTGGTGTCTCCAGAATGCGGCCCGCATATCGCTCTCAAGCTGGCGCTCGATGAGGGTCAGGGCCGTGTCCTTGTGCAGCTGCCGGGTGGCATCTGCGATCTCACTGAGTATCGCTGCGAGCCGGCTCATGCCTCAACCTCCCGGAGGTATGTCTCCAGCTTGCCGACGACGGTTGCAAGGGTTGAGAGGGCTTCCTGCGTGCCGGGTGTCGGCGAGACGTAGTCGTCCGGGAACCACTCGTCGACCAGGTCGCCGGCGTTGGGCACCTCAAGGGCGTCCAGCAGGAGCCTGGTCAAGGTGTCGACTGGGATGGTTCCTGCAGGGGGTGTAGCCCTTCAGGGTGCCAGCACCGATTAGTGCATCCACCCTCGCCAGCAGGTCGTGCTCCAGGAGCGGCGGGTACTTGATCTCGACCTTGCGACTCATCGGGGTGCTGTCATCTGAGTCTGGGTCGGTTGCGAGCGTGACGATGCGATCCCCCCCATCCTCGTCGGTGTCGATGGTGGCTCCCTGGGCGAGCGGGCCGTTCGGTGCGATGGCTGCCTCGTCGATGACATATCCGAGAATGTTTTGGAGGATAGATTTCCAGAGCGTCTGGCGGGCCAGGAACTGCAGTTCCATCGGGCGCTCCATGCTTTTGGCCGTGGCGAGGTTGCCTGTGCTGGGATCCCCCCCGGTGAGATAGTGCTCATATATGCCTGTCGCAGAACAGACCATGAGCATCAGCCGGCGTGCATCGTCACAGCTGGTGGTGACCCCCCCTGCAGTCTTCATCGGTTCGAGCTTTGCTCCCTCGCCCGAGATGAAGGTGGAGCCGGTCGGCATGGTCTGCTGTGTCTCACCTGTCTTGGCAAACGGGTTTGCAATGAGCGCCTGTAGCTGGGTCTTTGCGGTCGCCACTGCCCCCCCGGTGCCTCCTTTGACAGTGAGCCGGTGGGCAAACTGTGAGAGGGCCTTGACGATCGTCGTCCAGTCCTCCAAGAACTCTTTATATGAGCGGGCCCAGTCACAGGCAGCATAGACCTCAGAGACGCCGAACTGCATGTCATTGAGCCGGTTGACCGCGACATGGTAGATCTTCGCCTCACGAACCGATATGCCACCTATTGTCGCAGGGTGCCCCCCCTACTGGGGGGGAGTATCTCCAGTCCGGATAGTAGGCCTTCTGCTGCCGGGCCTCCGGAGAGCCCGTCTGATGATTGATCACAGTTGAGGTCCATGATCTGAGGTAGTACCACGGGTCTGCAGCATCCTCCGGGTTTGCAATGACAGTCTCGATCTCTGCAAAGGGGGGGATCGTCCGGATCTTGACCATGCCGGTCGACGGGTTGCGAAAGAGGGTGAAGAACAGATTAGCAAAGAGCTGCAGCTCAGACTCAAGCCGCATCTTTGCCTCGATATCGCCGAGGACAGATTCGTTTGTCTTGTCCTCCAGGAACCGCTGCACCACGGCGTCAACGATCGGATGCTCAGCCGGATGGTGACCCCCCCCTGTGCCCAGACATAGGTAGTCTGTGTGACTACAGCGCGGCGGATGAGCGGGTTCTTGAGCCAGTAGACGCGGGCCTGTTTGCACATCATGTTCAGAGCTGTGCGGGAGAAGTCACTCTCTGTAGTAGCTGAGAGGCGAACCCAACCAGGCTCGTTGAACTGATCTTCAAGGACTGAGAGCCGCTCAACGAGGGTATCATATCCTTCGGCGGCCGCACCGTAGGCGTCCATGAAGCCTGCAGTTCCGGTTCGAGGATCTCTGCTGCCTGTTCTTTTGTGATCGGTTTGTCTGTCATGATGTCACACTGGTGAGATTGATACGTGTTCGTCGTAGGTGGCGACCTGTTCTGGAGGGAGTGCCTGTATCTCTTCCAGTTGGGCAAGGATGATCGCTGCATATGCTGCTACATCTACCTGGTCATCATTCGGGGCATTTGGAAACCCTGCGAGTTCTTCTTCATATGCTCGACCCACGGGGCATGTGCCCGGTGGTAGACTGTGTTAGCCTTATACCGGGTCGCGATCGGGATGGCCCGCAGGGCTTTGTCCTTGTCTGCGTCGAGTTCGAGGATCGGCAGCCCCCCCGACCGGAGCATGGTCTGATAGGTGGTCTTGCCGATGCCGTTGGACTCAATGCCCTGCACGACCGGGTGCCACCGGAGGAACGCATTTGTCAGATAGTCCAGATGGTCAGGCCCCCCCTCAATGCGGGTTCGCACGATGTCAGGGAGAAGGAGATCCCTGTTGGGTGTGATCACCCAGGTTCCGATGACAAAGTAATCTGCGCTGGATCGAGTAGACCCTGCGACGTCACAGGTCTGGATTATGATGCACTGCGATGCTAGTACACGGCGCTCTCCTGCAGAGGTGTTGAGGACATACTGATCCCCCCCTTCGACCGTGAAGTAGCGGAAATACTCCCGCTTGAACATGTTTCCTTCCGGATCCCCCCCCGGTCGCTGCTGGTATTCACAGTTCCACCAGTATGCAGTCAGAACCTTCTCGATTGCCTGGAGTTCCTCCAGCGGGTATCGTTCGGGCCAGAGAGGCTCGCCGAATTCACGTCCGAGAGGGTCATTCTCCTCTGCGATTGCAGGGAGGTTGATCACGGTCCACTCTTCTCCGCCTGCAGCTTCTTCTGCGATGAGGTGGCCGACAAGGTCGTCCTGGTGCCACCGGGTGTGGATGACGACCATCGCGCCGTCGGGAGTGAGCCTTGTGCGGGCGACCGTCCGGTACCAGTTAATAACCTTCTTGCGCTGAGTTGGGCTGTGGGAATCTTCCGGGCCCTTGAACGGGTCGTCGATAACAAACACCCGGGCGCCACGCCCCCCCGTGATGGTACCGCCAACGCCGGTGGCAGTCAGTCCGCCCCCCCGGTGCCCTTCGATGCCCCCCCAGCGGTTGACGGCTGCTGAGTCACTGGCAATCTTTGTCCCCCCCAGAGATCCCCCCCGTGCTGGTCAAGTGCGGTGCGTGCAACCCGGGAGAAGTCGTGTGCGAGCTCTGCAGAGTATGAGCTGATGATCACTTCCCAGTCGGGGGGGTTGCGACCAAGCAACCATGCGGGGGGGTAGTGCTTGGAGACGACCTCGCTCTTGCCGTGACGGGGTGGCAGGGTAATGATCACCCGGCGCAGTTCCCCCCACGTTCGACCTGTTCAAGGACGTCACAGATGAGATCGAGATGGCGTGCTCTCTGCCACTGCCAGCCTGAGGCAAGTTCGATGAACGAGGCCAGATGGCCACGTGCATCAGTTTTGAGTATCGCACTCAGCGCGTTTCGCTCTTCGAGCGATAACGGCTTCTGCACGGTTGATGAGCTCATCGTCTGGTATGTCTGTGGTTTTTAGTGAGCCCGAGAGCTCGATCTGCTGTTTGTCGTTGTTCCACTCCTCTGGGCGGCGGTTCCGGAGCCAGAGCGTCTGTGCGTTCGGCATCGGAGTGACGGGCTTCTTGATGACTTCCTTCCGGAGGAGGTTGCCCTGTGCGTCGAGGGTCTCCTTGACCTCTTCGACGGTGTAGCCGACGCAGTTTTTGTAGAGTGCGTTGACGACTGCATCGTCTGCAGGTTCACGTATTTCCTCGGCGGCGGCCTTGAGATCCGGATACTTTTTGTACCAGCGGTAGAGTGTGTCAGGGGTGACCCCCCCGAGCACAGCTGCTATCTGCCGGCCCGTCCAGGGGGGGACGTCCTTGTACTCATCCCGCAGTGCCATCCTCCGGAGCTTGTCCGGATTATCGGCCCGCCACTTCGTGCAGGACTTCCTCATTTCTGTATCACAAACGTGGGGACGGGCTTCTTCGTTACCTCGACCTGCACTCGTGCTGATTCCTCGTACCAGCAGACCTCGTCGTAGCTCATCGTGTTGGTCTTGTAGCCCTCAACGATAGAGAAGGTGTGTGGGCCCGGTGCGATAGTCGCAGGGACATCGAAGTAGTACAGGAGTTTGAACTTGTCCGGGTGATTGGTGTCTCCTTCGGTCTTGACGAAATCTGACCGGATAGTACAGTTCTGCACGTCGTAGATCGTATCGTCAATATTGAGTCCTAGGGTGACTGTGCCGATGCGCTTAGCGCCAACAGGTACTTTGATCTTACCTCCCTGCTGCACCTGCGTGAGAGGGACCTGGTTGCCATTCTTCTGTTCGTACTTGATCCACTTCGAGAAGAGTCCGACAACCTCGATGTCGCCGATGGTGAGTCCTTCTGCAGTTACAGTCGGGACGGTCTGCCCAAAGCGTTCCTGCACCTCAGCCGGTGCAGCATCGGCCTCTGGTTTCGCCGGGTCAAAATAGTCGAGGATCTCTGTGAGGAGGGCCCCCCCTGCCTCTGCTGCTGCTTTGTAGTTGCGGGCCTTGTATGCACCGTAGATGGTGCCGACGTAGCCGATCAGAGCCACGACAAAGGCGATGATTGTTCCAGGTGAGATTACCTGTTCGATGGCCATGCTGGGCTATGCGACTGAAACGTGCTTAAAATAGGAGGAAAATGGCTATATGGGTAGTTATGGCTTTTTTGTTCTTTGTGCCTTTGTGCCATGATGGTCTTGAAGGGCATCATCTTCTGACCCCCCTAACGGTTCACTTAGAGGATTATTGGCCAGGTCAACTGAGAGGTGCACGGGAGTGCCGCACCACCCGTTTTCTGTCATCCGGGGGGGAGGGTATTGAGCTTTATACCATGCATCAGAGTCTGGGTTTGGGTAGTAGAATGGCTCGAAGGGATTGTCACTCATACTTTCTCATCTCTCTCTGGGTGCCTGCACCCCCCCTTCGACCTCTTCCGGCAGTACCTTCACTCCTTCCACCTCGTCGAGCAGATCCTTCACGACGTCCTCATACGTCACCTGCCCCCCCTCGGTCTTGACCTTGTAGAGGGGGGGCATCTTACGGGCAGTCAGTCGCATCCATGTCTCCCGACTGACGGTGACCTTCCGTGGGCCTGCCTGTGCTGACATCAGAACACCCCCCCCGGAACTCGGTCTCGGTCATCGGCGCGAGTGTCGCCGTCTGCAGCTCACCTCTGAGCACCTGCCGCAGGTCATGACACATGCAGCACCAGTAGGCCCGGTCGTGGAACTCGATCAGGGCGACCAGTGTCATGTCAACATCAGGATAGATGCTCGCCCTGGGCAACATCTCGTGCTGCACCCCCCCGAAGAGCTGTGCCGGGTTTGGCAGGGGGGGCTGGATCATCTGTCCGCCCCGGATCGCGTTCGGGTCTTCGGGCCGGTCGTGGTCGGCGGTGTTGGCGAGGAGCAGGTTGCTCTGCAGCACGTCGCGTAGTGGTCGCCGTTGGAGGTGTGCCAGTGCAGGCCCGCCTGACCGTGACGGATGACGTAGGACTCTGCGGTCGGGGGGGTTGATACTGCCCGGCCCCCGATCTCCGGGAGGATCTCCATACCCTCGGCGTGGAAAAACTCTGTGAGGGAGCTCATGCCATCTCCTCCAGGACTGTGAAGCCCCCTCGTATCTCCGGGCCTGCGGATCTCGATTGCCCGGCTCGGAATCTCCGGGGTCGTGTGCCCACCCTTGCGCAGGACTTCCCTGTGCTGCTTGTTGTCGTATCGTGTCGCGCCCCCCGCATGTTAGCATCATTTTCGTATGCACTGATCGCCACCCACTCGTGTATACGCTGTCCCCCCCAGGGCCTGATGTCCACTCACTGTGTATCTTTGCGCCGGGACGGGATGATTTGCCGGATTTCACCTGCGTGACATAGCCGTCGGTGGCGAGTATCCATGTACTCCATGCCAGCCTGACAGACTCCCCCCCGTGGTGGTGGCCATCGGCCGCGTAGATCACGGCGTAGTGCTTCACCGGCACGACCTTCGTGCCGACCTTGTGCACCAGCTCCCCGTCCGGGGGGGTCAGGTATCTGATCTCCTGGTGACGATCGTAGAGCAGGAAGTCCTCGGGCCTGACATCAATAGGGAACGAGTCTCCGAGCCTCCCGCCTTGATCTCGTCCATGTGCTGCAGCAGCTGGAGAGCGATCTTTCCTATGCCCGGAGGATGTGCCGGGTATCCAAACATTTCAAAGGATGTCTGCACGGCGGAGCTCATCGTGACTCCTCCCACTGCTCGTTCCAGCAGTCTTGACGTATTTTCTCCTCAAGACCTGCCACAGCAGCATCTATCACATCGCCACCTTCCTGCGGGCCACCCGTTCAGCCTCTAGTTCCCCCCTTCAGCTGCTCAGTCCGTTCCACCATGTCAAAGTAGTCCTCGGCCCGCATCGTCACCTTCCAGTGTCGGTAGAACCGGGCCTTACGTTCTGCAGACCGCTCAAGAGTCTTGCGATGCACAACGATGGGTATGACATCGGGTTTCCCGTCACGGATGGCCTGTGCCATCGCCTTGTCGACGTTCAGGGCCTCATCCCACTTGCACTCGACGTGATGCCCTGGTACGCCGACAACATCCTCTCCTTCGATGCCGGAGTGCTGCTGGCCCCCCCTACGGGCAAACTCATACCCCTGCTCCCGTAGGTACTTTGAGAGTGCAAGCTCTGCCGGATGCCCTTGGCCCGTGAGTTTACCATCAGAGCCCCCTCCACATGCACCCTATGCCCCAGATGCACTGTGTCAGCACCTCGGCAGGGTCTGCGAACTTATCCTCTGCTGCTACGTGTCTGGGACACGAGTCGAGGTACTTGCACTCGATCAGGTCTACGTGCCTGCAGTGCGTGAGTGTGGTCTCCATCAGACCGCCTCCAGTCTAACATCGACGCCCCCCCACCGTTCCTCGACCATCTGGTTGACCACGTCATACGCCTTTAGCAGTTCGTCTGAGATGACGTCTGCCTCGTGCTTCGTGATGGTGATGTCCTTCTTCGGCTTGACAACGACCTTGACTGTCACGCGATCACCTCCATGTCGACGATCTCTCCTGCGAGATCCACCTGCCAGGAGTAGCGGTCAAACTGTTCCGGTATCCAAACCGCTGAGGATTCCCAGCAGAGCGGGCAGTAGTTGCCCGAGGTGCTCTCCACCCTGCCGGTCTGCTCGGTGAGCTTGCGTCCACAGCAGGCGCACCGGTTCAGGCCGAGTGCAGGCCCGCCATCAGGTGTCATGCACATCGCACGACCTTCAGCGTAGTTCATGCGATCACTCCTTTTTCGGCGTCCAGTTTCTCCGACAGCTCCGTGAGTGATCGTGCCAGGAACCGCACCCGGTCCGGCGACAGCGATACTCGTAGGGCACCGTCCCAGAGGATCACCGTCGTGTCCCGGTTCTCCTGCGTGACTGTCACCATGCCGTCGGTCTTGTAGTAGCCTCTCCGAGGACAGCTGCTGTAGTCGCACCGCCTCGAGGTAGCACCACCATGACGGCACCATGCGAGTGCTTGGTCGTAGGGCCTGCATACCCCGTCCCGGAGACACTCCGACAGCGTAGTTGCCCGCCACCTGTCGTGCTGCTGTAAGGTCATGCCATCACCTCCGGAGCGTCGGAATCTGATCTGTCAGAGCACTTCAGATCAGGTAGGTGCACATGGGTGCACTTCTTTACAAAGTCCCTACGTGAGGAATTACTATAGAAAGTTATGAAAATGGTGAACCTATGTGCACCGAGACAATGTCTTTTTATACTCCGGTGCATTTGGTGCACTATGTTATATTTAGTAATCCTATTTGGTGTCCGCTGAAAGTTTCTGAATATGTGCACCTTGTGCACCTCATCGCTGATCATAGTCCTGCCTCCTGCTCATCTGTAGTCTTCCATCTGACTCCCATCCACGACCTCACGCCGTGTATGATCGGGCCGTCCTGTAGTCCTCTGGCTCTCAGTTCTTGGGCGAGTTTCCTGGCACTCACAGGCCGTTCCCCCCCTGCCTCGTCACACCACTTCTCGTAGGACTCCCTGATCTCCCTGCGGGAGATACTCCGCCCCCCCCCACAGATGATAATTCTGTCAGCGAACCACGCCGCAACAGTGTCGCTCTCGGTGCGGTATTGAGTGGTAGCAATCTTCACAGCAGGTGGCTGCACAAGACCGTGCTCACGCCATCTCAGATACCCTTCCAGGCACCAGTTTAGGATGCCGGCAACCTCCTGCTGCAGCACAATCTCATACCCCCCCAGTTTACGGCGATCCGCAGGGATTGTGACAGCAAATGGTATCAACCATATACGTCTCCAGATACCCTCGTCCGTGCCCTGTATCCGGGGCTGATAGTTTGTCGCGAGCCATATCTTCCCACCGGGTGTGATCTCAAACTCATTCTCATACAGCCTGCGGACCGTGACCTTTGCATCGCCCGTCAGCTGCTTGATTACACTCTCTGCCAGTGCCGCGTTCTCAGCCGGCTCTGAGGCTGTCACCATGCGGGACCCTGCCAGCCTGGCCAGATCAGACCGGGGGGGGCTCTCACCCCCCCGCTTCACCATCAGGCTCTCAGCAGCGATGTGAACCGCATAGTCCCCGAGCATATGGCTCAGAGTGTCCATCGTCACGTTCTTCCCATTCTTGCCGGTGCCGTAGAGGATGAAGACCACCTGCTCTGGGTTGGTTGCAAGCAGCGAGTATCCGCAGACCTCCTGGAACCCTCGGATCAGATCGTCGTCGTCCGCGAGGACCATCCGGATGTGTGCCTCCCACTGGGGGGGCAGGTCGCCCCGGGGGGGTCATAGTCCACGTTGCAGCACTTCGTCAGGAGATCCTCCCGGCGGTGTTCGCGGAACGTCATTGTGTCGAGTTCCAGCGTGCCGTTCTGGCAGTTCAGCAAGTGTTCGGGCCGGTCCCAGTCTTCCGGCGTCACCGCGACTGATAGGTCGCTCCATCCACCATCGCGTTCCTGCGGGCGAGACTCTGTGAGGACATCGCCCACTTGGCACAGTCCTGGTTCTTTTTTGGGTCTGTGACGTAGGCGCACTCCACCATGATCGACCGGGCCGTCCGGGTGGAGTAGTCGAGCATCCGGTTGGTCGTATCCCGGTCCCAGAGGATCCCGTTCCAGACATGCCATGCCTTGAAGGTCTCACAGTGCCGGAGATTGTCACCATACTGGTCGATCAGGCGGTCAGAGTTCCCGGCGTCTGTGTATGCATAGTTCTGTCCGTGTGAGTCCGGCAGGGTCTGGGGATCCGGGGGGGGATCTACAGGCGGCACAGGAGCAGACATCTCCTGCTTCACCGGCACGTGTGGGGTGCATGCCCTCGCCTGTTTTTCCCGTTCCATCTCTGCCAGCTGCGGGCTATATCCCCCCCGTTTTTTCAGGGCCTCAAATACCGCCGGCCAGTGTCCCTGCAGACATCCTGACCGGGACTCCTCACACTCGATGATCCTGTCTGCTACAGCAAGGGCCTCCAAGGGGCCGCCCCCCCCGGTTCCGTGCCGGCGGCAGTACCAGGTGTTTGCCTGTGGGTCGATGATGAGATTTGAACCTGTTGAGGATCCGTGCACCGGGTGCACCCCCCCTTCGATCTGATGTTCCCGGTTGCGGGGGGGCTCTTCCGGCATCAGCAGGTCAGAGACCCGCAAGTCCAGCCGGTCGGCGATGGACGTGCCGGCGGATGTGAAGTGCGGGATTGAGACCGCCTTCGGCTTCGCCCGATATCGGGCGATGAACGCCTCCACCTCTTCCAGGGGGACCGTCATCGGTTCCATGTCGTTGTTCACCGTGTAGAGGTTGCCCGTCGGGTGCCTGCTGCCCGGCCCGACCACATAGAACGGGGAGCCGGAGCCCCCCCGCAGGTCGCCGACATCGGTGCCGTCCTCCCGGACGAGGATATACTTCTCGGCGGGCAGTTCGGGGCAGTAAAAATAGAAATGTGCCCCCCCGAGGGCCCCCCCTTGCGTCCGGTCTTGACGATGAAGGTCTGCATCAGGGTTGAGAAAAAGGGGGGGTCATCATAGAGGGCGATGACGTTGTCACAGTCGAGCACACAGAGCCCGCCTGCCACCATCACACCATAGTTCGTCTCGGCGTTGATGTGCCGGGCCAGCCGTTCGGAGTCATGCGCATAGTTCTGTTTGTCGTTCCAGCCCTTCTCGATGGCCCGCTTGTCACGGTCCCTAACCAAGATGAATCGACACCCGTGCAGCTGGTGCGGGATCACATCTGGCACCGGGGGGGCATTATCAGCAGCACGCCTGCGGGCTGCCTCTGCACGGGGGGGGATCATTTCCCCTTTGTAGTAGGTGGGAACCTCTTCCGGAGGGGGGGTGGCTGTGTCAGCTGTCGTTGGCATCGCCTCCTTTGACTACTTCGAGGATGAGCTCCTTGCCTTCTAGTCTTTTTACATGAGATGATAGACCATATGGTGGGGCTAAGCCGCCTTCAGGCCATGACTTTTTGTGATGCTCCCATGCAGTGAGCCTGAGCCACGCATAGACCTCGTGGGGTGTCGCATCCCTAAGAGTGCTGAACATAGCAGACCCATATTCTCCCCCCCACTGGGGGGGCGCCGCAACAGAGCTGAGGTAGCTGGAATGGATAAAACCCTGCTCCTTCAAAAACTCCTGAGCATCTTCTGATACCCTGTGCCCTGTCTGCGCAGCTTCCTTGGCATATGCTTCATCTCGTCTCAGTGACCGCCGTGTCTTGGTGCGGACCATGATCCTGAGCGTATCACTCATCGTGATCACCCCCCCTTGCCTCAAACCCCCCCCTGCAATGGCTGCCCGGCACCTGAGGGCCATATGGGCACCGGGTTCCAGGCAGCAACTCAATCGTGTTACCCGGCGGGATTTGATCAAAGCGATCTAGATGCCCGCCAACACACCGCGGCTCTACATATCCCTCGAATGACAGGACCTTTCGGAACCGGCAGTCTGCGATGTGCTGCATCACAGCACCTCTCCCATGAGGACATCATACCGCACGGCCCGGTCTTTGTCCACGGGCCTGCCCAGAAGATCGTCCACTTCATCCGGACTGAGTAGCTGGTCTCTCAGGACCTCACCCCCCTGCAGCAGGAGAAAGAGAACGGGGGGGCCGGGAGTGGTCTTTGATGACAGTCTGACAGCTCTTGACCTCCACAGGGGGGGGTCCTGGCTGTCGATGCGTCCGAGAGTTGATAGTCAGACCATATTTTAGTGAGGCATACGCCTCTCCGGAGTAACCGTTGTGGCTAGCGGAACGGTTGCCGGCAACAGATGATGACATCATCTCTCCTCCAGCAGGGCGACACAGTCCAGGGTGCACCAGCACCAGCCTCCAGAGTCGCACTCGATGAGCACCTGCCTGTCAGCCAGCACCCGGAGGATGTGTTCCCTCACGTATGTTGACCCGCCACGCTCGGAGGGTACATCTGCCTGACACCGTGCTCCGATCAGAGCCCGCTGGACATCTTCGTTCTCGACGTCCTGGGCGTCGGTCGGGGGGGCTCCGGTGCATCGGCTGGGATGATAGGCTCACATAGTGTTGTGACCTCTGCCGCGTCGGCTTCCGGCTGGCGGTCGACCGGGATCTCCTCTCCGTTTTCTGGCTCTGAGATCTCCTCCTGTGCTGAGACCTCTGGCTCGACCTCCTGGGCGACCCGCACCCCCCCCTGCCTCTTAAGGCCATACCATCGACCTTTGATCGCGGCATCTGTCCGCGGGGATCTGGGATATGCCTCACGATAGTTCTCGATAGCCTGCGACCACGACGAACACTGAGCGACGATGTCGTCCTCCACTGTCTTCCACGAGCGGGAGTGCCCCCCCACTGATATGTCGCGGGCCAGTTCTGCGAGGGCCGTCTTCTTCCTGTTTCGAACCACTTCCTCGGTCAGGACCTCATCACACTTGCCGCAGTCCATGCACTCCGGCTGGTCGCCGAGTATGCAGTCGTTGTGTGCAGCACTCATCAGGTCAGAGAGCAGCCGCCCATGTGCCACAGGTCGCAGCACCGCTGAGAGGTCGTCTGCAGAGCAGTCCTCAAGGATGATCACTCGCATGGGATCACCTCCTCAAAGTATTCATCACGCCACCCATTGAGTCGGCCCGCTGTAAATGGACACATTCCATCAACATATCCTTGGCACTGCCCGTCACTACACTCAGGAAATGGGTGGGATAATCCCAGCTTTTTGCAGGGACTCAGCAGTTTTTCAGGCCCGATGTATCTGTATTTCATGCTGTCGCCTCCTGCAGACAGGTTTCTCTATCGTCAGGAGAGGTATCCAGCACATAGGTATTGCTAGTCTTCGACCAGAGGACATATCGTTCTCCTCTTGGACCAACGATTTTTTTGAGACATACCGAAAGTCTCCATAGTGCCCGTGTGCGATCTGAGGCTTCAAGGGTTGCCATTAGTTCTGGCCAATCATCGATGGTCTGTGTAGTACATACAAATGTTGGCCAGGCACGCTTGTTGAGATGATCTCGCACAGCCTGCAAAAACTTCGACGCGGTGTCATGTGTGGGCCCTTTGTACTGTACCCTGCACTTAGGGCACAGGGTTGCTTTTTTGTGGTCGATGATGTCTGTGATCTCATTTCCACATAATCTGCAGTATTTTGTAGTCACTGGCTTGATCCTGTTGAGATATCTGCACGCCAGACATTTGCGTGCATATGGATGGGTTGAGAGATCAGAGATCTCCCCCCCTCGACAGTTGCTGCAAGTCCGAGCCATCACAACTCACCCCCCCGCTGCTTCTTGGCGAGACAGTCAGTGCAGATCAGTTCTCCGACGAACTTTTCAGACATCATTGTCTCTTTATCGGTGAGGGCTGCATTGCAGTACTTGCAGGTCGGCCCGTCCGCCACTGCTGCCGTCACAGGTGCAGGTTTCTGCACGACGGGCTCTGGTTTTGCCTTTGGTGCACGCTCTGGAGGTTTGCCATGAGTAGCCGAGACACAGTCCAGACAGTGAGTAGTCCCAGGGGGGGGATCTCCTTGCCGCACGATCCGCAGGTGTTCTTCGGTTGCTTGGGCGCGGGCTTAGGTGCAACAGGTTTCGGGGGGGCAGGTTTTTTGGGTGTCTGCTGCGCCTGCGACCAGGCCTCAAAACAGGTTTGACAGAGACAGATCCCGGCCTTTTCCTCGCTGAACTCCACATACCCCCCCGGCTCGACACCTTTGCCGCACGAGGAACACATGACAAGGGTCACGCTCTGGCTCGGGTTCCTGTGCTGGTTCCTCTACGACCTCAACCGGTGCGGGACTCACCGTCTCCAGCTTCGCTGCACACTCCTTCCGGAACCAGTCACTGAAGCATGGGCCACACATCGGGACTCCGTTGGTGTGCTCAAGGATGCCATCGATGTGCTCGGAGTTGGTCATCCCGCCGCAGGAGACACACTTGTTCATACTAATGTCTACCGGCACAGACGTGTCTGGGATCTCCTTCGGCTCGGATGGCATCTCGTCCTCAGAGTAGAGGCCCTGCACCCGGAACGCCTTCCTGAGTGTCTGAGCTTCAGCGACCTTCGCAAGCATCGTGCGTGGCTTTTCTTTCCAGAACTTGGTGATCTCGCCGCCGGCTTTCTTCTGCACATACTCGTCGTAGTGCACGGTCACGGTGAACGGGTGTGACATGTCCTTGCGATAGACCTTGCACCACCCGGTGAGGTTTCCCTCTTTGATCGACCCGTCTGTGCCGCTCTCAAGCCCATCGAATGCGCCGTCCCGGTGGGCAATCTCAAGGAGACCATCACGGGAGACGATGATCGTTGCCGGGCCGCCGCCGGGGGGGGTATTTGATCGCCCAGATCTGTTTCAGGCTGGGGGGGTCCAGCCCATATTTACGGGCGAGCGTAAGGAATACTACAAACTCGTCCTGGCTGCAGTTCTGTGCATACATCCTCTGGATGAGTGCCGGGTTGACTGCAGGCTCGTCGGTCACTGCTGCAGGCAGTGGTGTCATTTCCGCGTCCTCCTGTAGTGATCTCTTGTTTTCTGAGCATGCCGGATAATCGAGTCAACGTGTCCGATAACCACGCGGCGTTCATCTAAAGAATGAGTGTGGTAGTCTTCGATCTTTGCCCTTGCAGATTCAAAATGTGCGATTGCATGATCAAACTCAGACACGACATCCCCCCCAACGTGGATTTGCCCAGGTGCGAGCGGATCGGTCTCGATGAACGTCTCTCCCCCCCGTCGCTCAGCCTGAGCGACTACACCGGTGAGGCTCATCTTATCCTCCGCATTTGAGGGATGTGCTCGTGATCATACTGCATGGCAGCCGTGTTTTTCTCCGGGTGTGCCCCCCCTTGGTCATGTGCCAGTGCATAGCCGTGGACAACAGCGTCAGACCGCGTTAGCCTCTCATACTGTGCCTCTTTGATCTGGCGATCGACCAAGCCCTCATACTCATACACCGACATGCCGGCAGGGAGTTCATCGTACCCCCCCCACCCCCCCATACCTCATAGTATCGCTTATTCTCGTCCAGTCCGATTTCTCCACCGGGGGATGCCCATGTCCTCACCGCGGGCACGGGCCTCTTTTCTCTGGGCTACCCACAGGGCCACTTCCTTGCGGGTCTTGACCTGAATGGAATCATGGAACTGTTCCATACACCCAATAGAGCAACACAGGTGGTCGCCTCTGAACTCATCAAGGGCCCGGGATATCGACTCGGGATAGTCTATCCCAAAGTTCAGATCATAGTGCAGGTTGATCCAGTACATGGGCATCTGCATGGCGCCGGAGATCTCCTCTGTTTTGCCACACACGGCACAGGCGAACAGAGTCATCAGAATGTCACCTCGAAGAGGGGGATCCGCTCGAAACGGTCGTCGTCGAGATCTCGGACTCTGATATAGCACCGGTTATGAGCTGTGCGGCTGGCACGCCCCCCCTGGATGATCACCTGCATGTAGCTGGTCTTCATGCAGTATACGCAGTGCTTGTCGCCTCGAGGGAACCACGTCTGGCCCCGGCTCCGGCGATAAACTCCTCCACCGGTAGGGCGTACATCAGTAGCACAGCGTTCAATTATCTCTACTCTGCGAAGCGCCGCCTCGTTGGACGGAGCATACTTATGGGTGCGCGCTAAAATAGCAGTAGCACAAACCATACTATTGCCAGTCTCAATCTCGATGTTTGACGGCTCCGGAACGGGGGGGCTGGCACTATTTTTAGTTTTCATTTTTATCAACGATTTTCCAATATCCTTTTTTCACCATCTTCTTTGCAGCCAGACCATAGAACGGATCTTCCTGCAGAGCTTCGTAGAGCTCACGAGAGATGGGCTTCATGCTGTGGCCCCCCCTTTGCACTTCAGCTGGTGAGCTAGTGATCGGACACCCTCGTTTACAATCTCAGTGTCAGAGTATCCAGCATCACGAAGCGAAGTATAGTCCTGCATCAGGTTCCTGCGCACGCGGCCACCCACGTGCTCGGGGTTTTTCTTCTCTTTCATCTGCAATGAGAATATGCGATTATAATATATAAATGTTGTTTAACATAGTTCAACAACACTAACGACGGGGGGGCGCTCATTACGTTGAATTTGTTCAACAATGTTCAAAACATATTTAATATTTCCATTCAATTGTTGGACAATGACAGCGACAAGATCCGTGGGGGTTCCGGTTACCTATCAGTACATACCATAAACTGGACAAGATCAGAGAAAGGAGGGGACTCAAAACCATGTCCCCCCCGATACTCATAGAGGCATGCGCTGTGTATGCTGATATGCACTATACTCCAGATGAGGACACCATCTCTATCGTGGAGGCAAAGGAGGAGATCCTAAAGATGATCAAGACTGATCCTGAGTTTCGCGCAGAGCTTCTGCAGGAGCTGATATATGAACTTGAGCATCCCCCCCCGAGAAAGCAGGATTATCAGACACTGATAATAGAACGGATCATAGGACTTAAAATAAGAAATCACTGATGAGTCGATAGAGATCATAGATGTAAAAAAACATGGGATTTAGTATTAATATTTTCCCGTACGGAGTGAAAGTGATACCAAATCAGCAGAGGTTTCACTAACCACATCTGTTTTTTCCATAATTTCCTGTTTTGCACTAGTTAAGTCATGAATTGCAGATTTTGTTAGTGGCGCCCCACAGTTTGGGCAGAAGTTTGTGCCTGGGGGGGGATATCGTTGCACACTGCTGGCACTGCCTGGGGGGGTGCAGAGTGTCGTCCACGATATCGTCCTTGTCCTTGATCCATAGTGATCGAGCATCGCGCGATCCACGTCCTTGCCGGTCAGGTGCAGATAGGTCCGCAGCTCTCGTGCTGAGGGGGGGTCACCCCCACATCATGATACCAATAGAATGCTCGGGAAACCCCTCCTGCACGAGGTGGGTGATCCGGGAGTGTCGCCAGATGTGTGGGGGGGTGATGTGTTTCGTGATCCCTGCGTCTCCCAAGAGTCTGGACATCTGCTTGACAATCGTATCATAGGATAGCGGTTTGTTGAGCCGGTTGAGAAAGACCAGTGCCTCTGGCGTCTCTGGGAACGGATACATGGCCCGCCACTGTGCGAGCGGCTGCTGCGACATGATCAGGCGGATGTATCGAGGCCGCCCCCCCGTCTTGCCGTCTGCGTTGACCGCGATCCCGGTTGCGTCCCACTTCAGCTGCCCCCCCCAGGTGAGCAGCCCGATGTCAGAGATCCTGAACCCGCCTCATACAATACTGTGAAGAGGGCCTTGTCCCGCACGCTCCGGCAGACGTCAAAAAACCGTTTGACCTCTTCTGTCGTCAGCATGTCAGCAGCGGTGTGAACCATGCGTGGCTTTGACGGAGCCTTAATCTTTTTTAGCCGGCGCTCCTCGATGGAGGTGTAGTCGTTCTCGACCATCCAGGCATAGAACTGCCGGAGGATCTTGATATAGTCTACCAAGGTATTTTGCGCATAGGGCTTGCCGGTCGCCGGGCTGTTTGCGTGCTGCAGTTCCCGTATCCCGGAGGTGAGGTCTCCAATGCTACACTCTGCGAACGGGAGGATATATCGCCGCCAGTTGACGAGATGGGTGGCGAGCTTGTTCTGCCGCCACGTACCTATTGATTTCTCAGCGACGAGGTCGCCGATAAACTCCCGGATATATGCTTCATCGTCACGAGTGATGATCCCCTGCGTCCAGTCCCTTCTTGAGGCTCCTGTTTGCAT